CGGCAACCGATAACAAGCGCGAGAAGAAACGCCTTGAGCAGACAAAGGCTAACGCCGAGATAGAGATAAATACTATACGTAATAACTATCAGGCGTTAAAACAGGCTTACGAGCAGATACAGAGCGCACGTGAGAAGGCAAGCGGCACAACTACGACAGGCGGGAACGAAGGAGGTGGCGGAGGTAGTACGCTGACCGATGCCGAGAAGAAGCAGGCCTCACAGGTCGCACTCAAAGAGTTGGCGAGCAGTCAGAAGATATATACCGCGATGCTCGCCCAGCAGAAGCGCTATCAGAACGATGCCGCACTGTCCGAAGAACAGAACGCCGAGCAACGGTGGCAGCATGAGCAGGACTGGCAGGCGCGCAATTTCGAGAACCAGCAGACGTATGAGCGTGAGAAACTGCGCATACAACTCCAATACGACCAGATCACGGGTGAAGAGTACCGCAACAGTCTGACAGCCCTTGACATCGAGCGTGACATATTCTACGCCGAGCAGGAGCAGAAGGCCGTTGACCACTACACTGAAATCACAAAGAAGATAGTATCAGCCGTTGCCGGTAATGACGTGAAGGCTCAGATACGTGCCGTCGAGAATGAATACAAGAGCCTCTACGACCAACTGGATGCTATGGTAGCAGCCGGGCAGATGACGTATGAAGAGGCTACGTACTACAAGATTGGTCTCGAGCAGAAGAAGAACGAGGAAATCAAGAAACTGCAAAAGCAGGAGACCGAGAACGAGCAGAAAGAGTTGGAGGCGCAGGCGAAGGCGCGTGCCGACCAGTTGGCGACAGATCTCAGGCTGGCGTGGCAGAATGCCGAGCAGCAGTACCAGATACGTAAACGTTACCTTGAACAGGAGTTGCAACTCTACAAGGACAATGCCGCCAAACGTGCCGAGTTGGAGGAGCAACTGGCCGCTCTGGAGAGTGCGCATCAGATGCAGAAGATTGACCGCCTACAGGAGTACGGCAATAACGTACACGAGATGCTGTCGAGCATCAGTACGATAGCGACCAATAACAGCAACGCCCGCGTTCAGGAGGTAGAACAGCAGAACGAGAAGGAGAAGGCAGCTCTGGACAAGCGTCTGAAAGCGGGACTTATCTCACAGAAGCAGTACGATGACAAGGTAGAGAAGATGGACGCCGAACTCGCGCAGAAGAAAGCAGAGGAGACGCGCAAGCAGGCGATACGTGAGAAGGAGTTGGCCGCATTTCAGATCGTACTTAACACCGCAGCCGCAATAATGAAGATATGGGCGGAAGTGCCGAAAATGGACTTCGGTGTCAGCACCGTTGCGCTGACTGCTGTCGCTGGTGCTATGGGTGCGTTGCAGCTGGGAGCCGTCCTGTCCGAGCCGTTACCCAAGGCACGACGAGGAGGCAAGATCGAGGGAGCGAGACATGAGCAGGGGGGCGTACTGGTTGAGACCGAGGGCGAAGAACGTATCGTAGCAGCCCGTCCTGCAAAGGCGTTTCCCGAACTGCTTAACCTCATTTCGTATATCGGCAAGAACGCGGGTGTGCCCGATACCGGCTATGCCCTACGTCGAGCAGAAGCCGAGCGTGCGGCAGCAGGTGGCGGTGGCACTACCGTTGAGATTGACTATGACAGGTTGGGTGAGGTGGTCGCCCAGCGTGTAGGTGAGGAAATTAAGAATTTGCAGGTGTGGCTGTCACTGACCGAGCTACGCGATGCACAGGATAACGTGGTACACATGGATGAGCTAACAAGACAATAACCCCTAACCGATACTGACCTATGACAACCTACGAACTATTAAGAACGATTGAGCCGGCAAAGATGAACGATTTTGTCCGTGCCGGTATCATTACGCCGGAGTGGAGGCGTGCGCTACGTGTGTATGAGTATTTCCGCGAGTGCTGTAAAAAGACAGGCAAGATGGATGCCTACGACCTGACGGGCGAGAAATTCTGTATGTCGGACGAGAACGTACGGAAGATCATCCGGCGGCTTAAAACGGAAGTATAGTGATATGGGATAACACTTTACCAACAAGATTGAAATATAACACATATATTTACACAAATCAAACAAAAAAAGATACGTATATGTTGGAAATCAAACTACACGAGGTAATCGATAAGGAGAGCAACGCATGGATATACGAATGGTACGGCATGGATCACCCGTTCACGCTGGAGACACTACAGAACCTGCTAGACGAACATCCTGACGAGAAGGACATCAAGTTGCAGATACACTGTGACGGCGGTCTGGTCTCGGAGGGACTGGCACTTTACGACTGCCTGCGCACGTCAGGCCGTAATATCTATTGTAACGTAGAGGGCGACTGTCACTCGATGGCGATTGTGCTGTTGCTGGCGGCACCTAAGAGTCAGCGCACAGCCAACCCCAACGCATCATTCCTCATACATGAAGTACAGGGTGGCGTCAGTGGCACGACCACAGCCGTGGAGAAGTACGCCGAGGAAATGCGCGAGTTGCAGGAGCGTATCATTGACATCTATGCCGACCGTACCGGATATAACCGAGATGACCTTGCGGCTGCTATGGCCGAAGAGAAGGTACGTGACTCGAAGTATATGCTCGAGCACGGTTTCATCGGCGCTATCAACGAATATAACACCAATCAAAANAAGAATAATATGTTTAATTGGAAAGAAGCACTGGACGCCCTTTTGAAGAGGGGCGAGCAGGCAGAGAAAGAGGGCGAGCAGAACGGCGCACAGGCCGCTCCCGCCAATGAGATTGAAACCCTTAACGCCCGTATCGCGGAGTTGGAGGGTGAGAGACAGAACGCACTGGCACAGGTGGAGACACTGACACAGGAGCGTGACACACTGAACGAGCAGGTAACCAACCTCACCGCAGAGCGTGACAACTTGCAGAGCGAGTTGAACACCGCTAACGAGACAATCGCGGCAAGGGATGCCGAGATAACGAACCTTAAGAGTCAGCTTGGCAGTGACTACCAGCCGGGCAACCGCATGAACGGACAGCCCGCCGGAGACGGCAAGCAGGATGAACAGTCCAGCGAGGAACGCAAGAACGCCGTTCGTGAGGCTCTGAACAAGAAGAAAAAAAAGTAATCACAATCAATCAAAAAATCACACGACTATGAGTAATTCTAGTAATTCAATCAACTTTGACTTGGCGAAGTTCGCATTCTCCGCCGAGCAGATCCGTGACATTAACGAGTTGGTGTATGAGGGCATTGAGAGACTGCCCGAACTATCAGCCATACATCAGTTCTATCGTGGCATCATCTATGACAAGGAGGTCGGTTTCATCACCGGCGGCGGCCTTGTCGGAAAGAAAGGCCAGGGATGCGACCCCCAGACACAGGACTGGAGGGTAAGCACCCGTAAGGTGCTGTGGCAGCCCAAAGAGTGGGAAATCTTCCTTGACGAGTGCGCAGAAGATCTGAAGAACACAATGGTGCTCTATGCAATGAACCAGGGCACACGTGTTGACGACCTGACTGACACCGACTACATGGCTATCGTTGTCGAGGTCTTGATAGGTGCAGTGTACAAGTTCATGTACCGCCTTATCTGGATGTCCGACACCGACGCCGACAACGTGGACTTCGAGACACTGAACGTAGCAGCACTCGCTACACTGACTGCCGTTCCCACCGCAGCCGTTACCGAGCAGACCGAAGGCGACCCTCTCGTAGGTGATGTTTATAAGGTTAGCACCGCAGACGATAAGGTTAAGTGCGCATTGGCAGACGGCACTATCATCTACCTCGCAGCCGAGGCCGCAACAGGTAACGCAGAGGCTGACACGACCTACTACTCAATGGACACCGAGAATAAGATTACCCCGATTGAGGGTACAGTCTATATGGGTGTTGCCAAGAGCACCGCAGGTGCAGTTAAGTGCGCCCTCGCCAACGGCACTATTATCTACCTTAGCGGCGAGGCCGCAGCATCACCCGGTGTAGCACAAGAGGGCAAGAGCTATTACTCATTTACCGGCGCAACCCTGGAAGTGAACGGCGGTGGCTACATCACCGAGGACGTTGATCCCGAGTATTTCGACATCATCGACGGTCTGTTCAAGCAGCTCCGTGGATTGGTTGCTGAGGACAACACGCGCGGTCAGACAATCGCTGCCAACAGCAAGACCAGCAAGGCTGACCAGATGGGTGAAATGTCACCCGATAGTGCCTACAAACTGCTCTCGGATATGTGGTACAAGGCACCTATCAAATTACGTCAGATGAAGGCTGACACCAACGTGGAGAACCGCCCGAAGTTCCTCGTCACCCAGTCCATCGCCGACGCATACGAGCAGTATCTCATCGGTAAGGGTATTGACCGCACGTACGTCAACCTCGTAGAGGGTGTACAGGTGCTGTCATTCCTCGGCGTCCCCGTAGTGCCTATGGCAATATGGGACGAGATGATCCAGGCATACAACGACCTCGGCGACACCTACTTTAAGCCGCATCGCGCACTGCTGACCACCAAGTCAGTACTTGCCGTAGGTACTCCTAACGGAGAGCGTGAATTCGGAGAGTTCGATATCTGGTACGACAAGACCTCACGCAAGAACTACATCTTGCTCAAGGACAAGTTGGATGCTAAGATAGCCAACCCCGACCACTTCATCTACGCCGAATAAGAGACAAGGAAAGGCAAGGCATTTGGGGCGGTCATGGTCGCGACGGCCGCAGCCGCCCCGCCTTGTATAAGAACAAAGAACAAACAACAAACAATCAAAAACGTATAACTATGGATTGCAGTAAAATTACAGGAAACCTCACTATGGCATCATGCCGTAATGCCGTTGCCGGCATCCTTGGCGAAGCCATATTGATTAACTTCGATGACTGGAAGGCCGCCACCATAACAGAGAGCAACGGCGTCATCAGCGCCATCGCTCTGGCAGGCACAACCAAAGGTTGCAAGTTCACCAGCCATGAGAAGGCCTTTGAGGCCAGCGTACAGATGAACAAAGGCACTTACGGAAACTCATTTAGTCATCAGGTCATCATGCGGGCGTTCGACCGCACACAGACTTTGAAGGATGACATCAACAAGATTGCTCACGGCCGTTATGTGGTAATCGTTATCAACCGAGATCGCGAGAGCNACTCAACCGTCTACGAGGCCTACGGCACAGAGAACGGCCTGGCAGCCAGCGCCATTGAGTACAACTCAACTGACGGCGACGGCATCGCCTATGCTATCACACTCGCCAGCGAGGACAACGCACGTGAGAGCGAAGTGCCCAAGAGCATCTTCACCAACACGCTTGACGCGACCAAGACAATGGTTGACGGTCTTGTGGCCGATGAGTAAAACTTCTCGCCCGTCATGATGACGATCGACGAATACAGGCAACAGTATCAGGGTATCAGATCGTCCGAAGTGCGCGAACTGATATCCACTGATACTGACTTCCGCAATAACACGGAACGCCTCTACGAGAGCATCTACCATGCGAAGCTGAACAAGAGTTGCAGCAACTGCTGGTTCGATGCGTACATACTGATTATGAGAACGAACCTCGAAAAATTGAAAGCAATGCAAGAGAAAGAATTTGACCTACGTGCCGGAGTGGTACTCGTTGACCCTTATGGCGACCCGAAAAA